GCTCTCTAATCGCTTTCTGCCTAGTTTGGACCGTCTTGTCCCGTTGGGGACGCAGCTCTAAAGCCCAAAGATTGGCTAGCAAATAGCCTCTCCGTTCATCCTGGTAAGTCAAACTTACCTCCACAACGTTAGGAACCAGATACCCCTCAAACCCGAGGGTTTTTGGGTTGGTCCTAGCGATGTTGGGCGTAGCCTCATCAAAGCTTGAGATGAAGCCACCGTCGCCATATCCGTCAGGTATTCTCAGTCGAAACCGAGAAGGAACCTGAAGGAGGAGGCGATCAAACGTTCTCTTAAACCTACCATCACAGGCGAGTTGTGAACAACGCCTGCTGGCTAGTCGTCGGATTGCGTTTGCCAGTCGATAAATCGACGGAATGGAGTGAATCCTATCTTTAAGATAGATGGGTTTGATATCGCTGCCGAGATAATAATGGGCTCCACAACTTTCGCGAAAAGGAGAGTTCACAAAGCTCTTCTTTTCGTTAATGCGAAAGCCGTAAAAGCTCATCATCTCTGCAAAGACGTGAAAGGCTGAAGATGGCAGTATTACGTCATCCCCGTAAGCGTTTACACGCTCGCGAGAACCAACATATTCAGAGCAGCATTTTGCAACTGCATAGAATATGAGGGTTTCCAGTTCAAATGTGTATCCGTTCCCCATACTGGAGAACTTCTCCCATTTGTACTGTTTGCCTTTCAAAAGTCCAAAAGGTGATCGACATGATTCCATAATACTAAACCATCTACGAGGTAGTAACTCCTCTACGACGGAATAGGCTATAGAATCGCTCGCCGAAGAAAGATCCACAGTTGCAAGCTCGTTTGTAATACTACCAACACGAGCAAGCTCCTGATTCACATTCTGACGCGAGAGGTCGACACCCCACCTAATGAGACGCCGCCTAACCATATCACCAATCGATTTCTGGAACCAAAGGTTCATTCCAGGCTCGATGGCGATAACTCGGTTAGTCGACGAATCTTTAGGGACGGTCACCACTTTATTACCGGTTTGATAGGTTGGAAAACCTACCGAAACCAAATGAGAATACCAGTTGGGATAAGCTCCAGCTAGTACCTCATCGGTAACAAGGGCGTGTAGATCTCGTGTTATCCCAGTCTCTGACTGGAACTTATTGGTAGCACTGGCATCTCTTCGCTTTATCAGCGTTGAGGCACCAGGACCCCAATCAGGTGAAGAGAAAATTTCTTCCGCCTCATAATCTCCAAGGATAAGTTCGATTTTTCGCTTAATTGCACTATGCAATTTAGCGGTCCGACCTTCATAGAAGGAAGGACTCGTTCTAGTCCTAAAAAGATTATTTGTACCTTTGCAAAGAAGTTCGAATTCCATGAACTTCTTAAAAGCAGCTTCATCCAAGTCTTCGTCCAAAGAAAAATCTTTGTACTTAGACAAGAATTTAGTTGCAGCATAGGCATCTCGACAGCTGACCATATCACTATAGTCAGCCGGATTGAACGTGAGTTTAGCTAACTGTGAATGCTC